AAGTAGCTACACATCAGGGGACATAGCATGGCAGCAGTTGCGATAGCCTTAACCGTATTATCGGCCTACGGCTCAATTAAAGAAGGCCAGGACAAGAAAAAATACTATGACCAACAGGCGGCCATGACTCGTATTGAGACTGAGCGCGCTGCCATTAAATATGAGTTTCAAGCTAATCAGATATTGCAGCGTACTAATGCGGCCAATGCAGCTGTAATCGCCCGTGGTTTTGCTGGCGGTGTTAATGCTTTTGATGGATCTGCTGGATTAATTCAAGCGGTAAACAGTACTCGCGGTGGTAAGGAGTTTGCGTTTGCTTTATCTGGTGCAGAAGGGCAGCGCCGCAATGGATTGATCCAAGCCAGTCTGTATGAGGATGCTGGAGCTACAGCAGAGCGCACAGGCTACTTTAATGCGTTTGCTAAACTAGGTGGTGCTGCTGCAAGCGCAAGCTCAGTAGGTAGCGCTCCAAGTACACCAGCTCCAGTTACTGACATGAGCACTCCTTACTCTATGTCCTAAAGGTTAAATATGGCTACTCTCCCACTCTACCAGCCAACAGGTTATTTGCCTGCTGATATTCCACGTTTAGATCGTGCTGACGTAAAAGAGTCTGCCGCACAGCTAACTACGATTACATCTGCGCTAGATCGCGTATCTGAATTTGCATTTAAGAAAGCTAATGAGCAGGCCGAAATAGAAGGCCAACGTTTTGGCGCAGAGAACCAGCCTAGCGCAGAGCAAGTCATGGCTGCTATGGAGGCTGGCAAAAGCCCACAGGAATTGTTTGCACAGCCTGGCACTACGTTTGGCAATGCAGCTCGTAAAGTACAAGCGGCTCAACTCCGTAATGAATTAGAGGTAAAAATACGTAATGAGTTTTCACGCCTTAGTGGTATGGTTGAGTCAGGAACGTTTAATCTAAAAGATGTACAGACTGAGATTAAAGCAAGAACAGATGGATATGCCCGAGCTATATCAAGCATCTCACCCGAGGAAGGCTTGCGCTTTAGGGCATCCGCTGGTAGTGCTGGAGCTCCTGTATACGCTAAGGCAGCAGACCGCGCCTATAAGATTTACGGTGAAGGCGTCAAAGCTAACGCAGATGACTTAATCTCGCAGACCCCTACTATCATTGCGGATCTAATGCGGGTAGAAAAGGATCCAGTTTTGTTAGCAGAGCGTATCTTGGTTGAGCGCCAGCGCGTATTTGATATTGCAGCGCAAACAAACGATCCACAATTCTTTGCTGAGAAACGTGCAGACTTTGACCGCGCATTGATGGGCGCGATTGTGGATTACACAGCTAGTCCAGATTTTGCTAAGACTCCTGTAGAGGGATTGCGTAGAATGCAAGCTGGTGACTTTGGCCAGCTAGATCGCGTAATGACTCGCGTTAATAAAGACAAGCTAATCAAGATGTACGTAGACCGTAACGGTGAAGTAGCTACCGCATGGAAACGCACAAGCGAATTAAATGCAGCAGTTAATGCAGACGAGATGAACGCTACTAAAGATCGGTTTTATGCTGGTCAGATTAGCGGCCAGCAAGTACTGAATCAAGCCAAAGCTCTTGGCATTACTTTGCCAGATGAGGAGCGTAAAGCGCTGATTACAGGCGAAGGCCCTGGAGCTAACGCAATGATGTACGGCCAGTTTGAATCTTTAGCGGATCGTCAGATGGTTGGCGAGTCTTACTTTGATAACTTAGCAATTAGTAAAGTAATCACTTGGAAACAAGCAAACGACCTTAAAAAGATTGTTCGTAATGACAATCCTGAGATGACTCGCGGCAGACAGTTTATTGATTTTACTTTAGGAATTAATGATCCAATGTCACCCGGCATTGGAAATGCTAAAAAGGTTGCCGCAGAAGCAAAAGCTGAATTGATGAATATGCAACAACAAGCTCGCGCAACTGGAGAACCGTTTAACCCATATGATGCCGCAACCTTAATTGTTAAAGGCGAAAAGGTGCAGCAAGAAGTTCAATCTCAATCTGATAAAAAAACTCGTTTAAAAAACAGGTTTGAAAAAAACAAGTTGGAATATGATCCAAACAGAGTTTATACACTAGATGACTTACTTAAAGCAAAAGTTAATAAGACTGAAGCAGAAGCTATTATAAGAATCCAAAACGGGAAATAAGATGCTAGACGAACTCTATATGCAAGACCTAGCCAACGCCATGCGGATGCCGGATGAGGTTGTGCCAGCTGGTAAGGTAACGGTATCTGGGCCACAGGTTGAGACAGCGCCAAAGCAGCCAGAGATGGGTACGATTACTGGTATTCCACAGACTGCGTTTGAGAAAGCATTAGAGACATCTGGCGTTAAGTTAAGCGAGCTCGGTGATTTGATTGACCAAAGCGCGCCTGGCACATTAAATACTTTGCTCGGCCGTGAGGTTCCAATTATTGGCAATCTCAAGCTGCGCGACTTCCTACCTTTTGTTGGTTCAAAAGATGAGGGTAAATTAACTGGTACGCCAGCAGCTCTGATTGCAGCTGGTACGGGTCAGCCATTGCGCGGCCAGCCAGTAGTAAGCAGCACGGTTGGCCCAGACGGGCGTACTTATTTCAGCGCATCTGGTAGCCCAGCAATGCTAAATGAAGATGTTGGCACAGCTGCAATTGATGTAGCTACACTTGGTCTTGGTAGACCTTTGGCTGCTGGAGCCAAGAAGGTAGTGCAGGCCACTAAGGATCTGCCTGTTGGCATGAGCATTAAAGCAATTGGAGAAATTCCAACTGGCGCGCCGCTTGCAATCAAGCCTGTATCGTTTACTGGCCTTAGCCCAGAGAGTTTGCCTATAGCGCAGAAGATTGTTGCGGACGGTGTTGCGTCAAATATGTCGCCTACAAAAATGATTCAAGCGTTTGAGCAGCAGACTGGTACAAAGCTAACTGGCAAGCAGCAGAAAGAGCTAAAGGAATATGTATCCGCAAACGTGCCAAAAGGACAGATATATTCTGACCAGGCATTTAAGGATTTGATTGCAAAGCCATTCCCATTTGAGCCATCAACTCAGCGCTTTGAAAAAGCATTTAATGATGCAATAAACTACATCAAGACAGCCAGCCCAGAAACAGTCAGGAATCTTGCTATCCAAGCAAACCAGCGCCTAGCTCCAATCCTTGGTGTCGGAGCTGATGGCAAAACTAAGCGGCTGCTTACGACTAACGGGAAACTACTCAAGACCGAAACTGGTATTGAGGGCGGCGTTCCAATCGAACTGCCAGATGGTCGCAATATTGAAAGCGCTGGACTAGCTATCTCCCCAGCATTTAAAGCAAACAAATTTAGCACTTGCCCGAACTCTGCAAGCTGCGCTCAGGAATGCCTTGGTAAAACATCCGGCGGCTACTTTGCTTACGGCGGTGGTGCAGACCTAGATGCTATGAAGGGTACCCGCTTACGTAGCTTTAGAATGACGCAAGCTATGTTCCGCGAGCCAGAGGCTTTTGCCATTAAGCTCAATGAAGAAATATTCTCATTGAAGAAAGCAGCAGAAAAGAATGGAGCTGCTTTAGCTATTCGACTTAACGTGCTTTCTGACATTGATCCAAAAGTACATAAGTCAATTATTGAGGCAAACCCTGATGTACTCTTCTACGATTACACGAAGATGAAGTACCGCCCGGTCGCGCCAAATCATCATTACACTTACAGCTCTACAGGCTTATCTCAGAAGGCTGGTCAAAATGGTTTGACAGTAGACGTTGACAATCCACATACCAACTGGGCTCAGATGCGCCAATGGCTTGACGGCGGTCAAAACGTAGCTATGGCATTCAGCAGCAAGAAGGCGCTGCCGGAGTCTGTGCTCGATGAGGCTACAGGCAAAATCTATAAAGTAATTGATGGCGATGCCTATGACTTTAGGCCGATGGACGCGCAGCCAGCAGGTTTTGATGGGGTGATTGTCGGCCTCAAGAATAAGGCTATGACCCGCAAGGAGTCCTTGGCTGCACAGGATTCCAAAGGATTCTTTGTGCAATACGATCCTAAGCTCGGCACGCAAGTAAATATCCCGCGCCAAAAGAAAGAGGTTATCATGCTCAAAACAGAGAGCCAGACTACCCCATCTCCTATGGATACTGGCGAGCAAATTACAGAAAGGGCAGCTAAATGATTAGCAATGTCACACTAACAGAAGAAGATTTCCTTCAGCAATTCCCGCGCGCGCAAGAGTATATGCAAGATGGTATTGAGTTTGCGGATTGGTGGGAGGCCGGGGAGGATAGAACTACCCAAGGCCCAGCAATGAATGTTGCTGATTTTGCTGCCATGAATAAGGGGATTGGATAATGTCTATCCCATCCCTTACTGAACGCCTGGACGACCTATCCGCTGCGGACAAAGAATCGCAGCAGGTAGTCCCGCTTGCAACTCAGATGCAAGAGCTCATTCCGCTGACCGATGCTGGCCAAGAGTTTGAGCCTACGCAGGTAGCTGGGGTAAGCAGCCTATTACGTAAAGCAATCAAAGAGGCTCCAGTACGCACAGAGCGCCCTATACTTCCAGAGGGTGTAGATCAAGGTAAGGTGGGACAGTCGCAGGTTATTCGCGAGACAGGCGCTAAAGGCGAAGTCATTATTGAGTCTATGCCGCAGATGCCTACTACGGGTAAACCCTCACCAACTTCCGCGGAGAGGGCAGCAGGCGTACCAGAGACAGCATTTAACTTGGACATGATCCAAGACGAGAATGGCGTCAAGCAGTTTATTGAGGCCACAGCTAGGGCATACGGCGCAGATAAGATCAAGAAGATTAGCTATAAGCAGATGGCCGAGGAGCTATCTGTCAGCGGCTACGATGAGGGCTTTATCGCTCGTATAATCGATCCATTGCAGGCGACTAAGGCTAGCCCTCAAGACGCGTACAAAATGCAGCTAGCGCTCGTTGACGCAGGCAAGCGGGCATTTGATTTGGGTGAACAGGTTAAAGCAGCCAAAGCTACTGGCGAACTAACCCCAGAGCTGACCTCTGCTTTTATGCAGGCGGTAGCTTTAGAGGGTACCTTAGTCAAAGCAGTACGCGGCCGTCAGGCTGACATTGCCCGCACTCTAGGTATCTTCTCCCAGGCTAGGCAATCCAGCGCACAGCGCGGTGAGATGCTTGAGGCAATTATGAATGAGGCTGGCGGCATTAATTCAGTACATGATTTTGCTAGCAAGTACACAGCTCTGACCAGCAGTTCTGCTCGCGCTAATATGGCTGAGAACGGCTACGGCAACGTGCTATCCAGAGGTACAGATATGTGGATGAGCACATGGATTAATGGCTTACTATCTAACCCAACCACTCATGCTAAGAATATTGCAGGTAATTTATTCTTTGGCGGCTTGCAGATCCCTGAGCGCGCGCTTGCATCGGTCATAGGGAAAACCCGTAACTTCATGTTTAAGGGTGGTGAAGAGGCTATCTCTACAGACGAGATATACGCACAAGCTATGGGCTTTTTGCAAGGTATCCGCGAGGGTAGCGAGATTGCTGCAAGAGCATTTAAGAGCAATACCCCTACAGATCCATTTCAAAAGATAGAGGCAACGCGTTTAAACCGTGAGCCGTTTGAGGTTGACTTTGGTGACTCAGATACGGGCAAGGCAGTAAGCGGAGCACTAAGCTATTACGGTAAGTTCGTTACTTTGCCGGGTCGCGCCCTGATGGCTGAGGACGAGTTCTTTAAAGCTATCGGATATCGCATGGAGCTCAATGCTTTAGCTACCCGCGAATCAGAGAAGATGTATAAATCTTTAGTCGAAAGCGGTGTAACTCCAGATAACGCAGCTCGTCAGGCAGCTGACTTTATGGCCGATATGCTGGTTAATCCTACTGACGATATTCGTGAAGCAGCTATGGGTGTGGCTCGTACTGTTACATTTACCCGTGAACTAGAGCAATCCTTACAGGGTATTCAGCGCGCAGCTCAGAATCCTTTAATTAAGATGTTTGTACCGTTTATTAAGACGCCTACGAATATCGCGTTAGAGGCCATCACACGCACGCCTGGACTTAATTTTGCTAGCCCACGGTTTTGGGGTGACTTTAATGCAGGCGGTATCCGCAAGGATCAAGCTATAGCTAGGGTTACTTTAGGTGGCCTTATGATTTACTCGGTCAGCGCAGGCGTATTTGAAGGGCGCGTTACAGGCTACGGCCCAATGCGCATGGAAGATAAGAAGGCGCTAGAGGGTACAAAATGGCAGCAGTTCTCCTTTGTATTTGATACAAAAGACGTAGATCCAGAGCTGTTAGCTAAATTTGAAAAGCTGACTACTGTATCTCGCGGCCCAGATAAGGTGTATATCTCCTATGCTGGATTAGAGCCTATTGGAACCCTGCTAGGCATTGGAGCTACAGCTGGCGAGTATGCCCAGATGACTCCAGGCGGTGATGATTTAGATAAGATAATGATGGGTGGCGCTTTAGGCGTTTACCAGTATCTGTCTGAGCAGCCTATGCTAAGTGGATTTAATGACATTATGAAAGTGTTTACATCCGGCGCTAAGGATGGCCCCACAATTCTTTATGATTTAATTTACGCATCCAGCAAGCAGGTATCTCAGTTTGCTATTGGTGGAGCCCCAGTAGTGGGGGTACACAGCTCATTTGTGGCTGGCGTTGAGCGTGTTATGGATCCAACTAAATCCAATACCATGCCTTCTGAAATGAGCACCAAGACAGGCATTCTTGAACCAGCAGTAAGGGCTGCGTATGAGGCGGTGCGATACGCCAAGTCACGCAATCCGTTGACCTCTGACAGCCTACCACGGTCTATAGATCCGATTACGGGTGAAATTGAGACAGTAGGCAAGGGCAAACTGTACGAGATGTTTAACCCTTTTAAAGAGTCAAGCGGAAAGTATAACCAGGCTAAGGCTGTGCTAGTGGCCTACGGCGTACCGATGTACATCCCTAAGAAGTCTGTTGATGGCATCCAATTATCTGCTACCCAGTACAACCGCTGGATTGAGCTGGCTACACAGGATGGGGCTTTGGCAGATCAGATCGCTTATTTAGGTGAGTCGCCAGCCTTTCAAAACTTGGCAGCAAATAAGATGGATGACGCGCAAGCCATCATTACCAAAACGATGTCGGATGCCTATTCCAGCGCAAAAGAGAGGTTGATTGCAGAAGATCCCGATTTGGCTGATGCAATGCAAGAAGTTAAGGAATTTAAGCGGGACTTTGGTAAATATAAACGCTAGATTTTTTTAGCAAAATCAGATAGATTCAGACTAAGTTAAGGAAAGATTATGGCAGATTACGCGATATCCAATGTACCCCGCAGAGTGGTCTATGCCGCATCAGGCACAGGCCCCTATGCGTTTACGTTTGAGATTCTAAGCCAAACCGATATCGCAGTATACAAGGCCAGCACATTGCTGACCCTGACTACTGACTATACCGTAACGATTAACGCTAACGGCACAGGCTCTGTTACCCTGGTGGCCACAGCTGGCACAAGCAATATTACGATTGTCGGCTCTAAGAATATTCAACGTACCACCGACTTTACTACAGGCGGCGACCTATTCGCGAATACTTTAAATGATGAGCTGGATAACCAGACCATCTTTATTCAGCAGGTAGCGGAGACAGCAGAGCGCGGACTCAAGGCGCCAGTAACAGATCCTACTGATATCGCCATGAGCTTGCCTGCCAAGGATAGCCGCAAGGGTAAGGTGCTCGCGTTTGACTCAACAACTGGTAATCCAGTAGCAGGCCCAGCTCTTGATGCGGTGACTACTGTTATCGCGCAGTCGGCCAACATCAATACTGTTGCGGACAATATCGGATCTGTCAATACTGTCGCTGGTAATAACGCTAATATCAATACGGTGGCCGGTGCATCCGGCAACATAACAACAGTCGCATCCAACATTGCTGCTGTAAACACTAACGCTACAAATATCGTAGCTATTCAGAACGCATCGACCAATGCGACTAACGCAGCTACTTCTGCAACTGCGGCACAGACTGCTCAGACAGCAGCAGAGGCGGCAAGAGATGCAACTTTGGCTGCATATGATTCTTTTGATGATAGATATCTTGGCGCTAAGTCCAGCAACCCTAGCGTAGATAATGACGGCAATGCTTTATTGGCTGGTGCTCTGTACTACAACACCACGGTACCAGAGATGCGTTTATATACTGGCTCTGCCTGGGTGGCAGCGTATGTATCAGGAGCATCATATTTATTAGCCGCTAATAATTTATCTGATGTAACCAATACAGCAACAGCTCGCACTAATCTTGGCCTTGCTATTGGCACGAACGTCCAGGCTTATGACGCTGAATTACAGGCTATCTCAGGGCTATCTGTTAATGGAATAGTAACTAGAACAAGCGGCTCTACTGCCGAGGCTAGAACTATTACTGGCACAACCAATGTCATCACAGTAACCAACGGTAACGGCGTATCAGGCAATCCAACCCTAACTGTCGGATCTCTAGTGGCTAGGACAGATACCAACCAGAGCTTTAGCGTATCTCAGCGTGGAGCTATTACTGCTCTCACCGATGGCGCAACCATTACGCCTAACATGAATAACGCTAATAATTTTTCTGTGACTTTAGGCGGAAATCGTACCTTAGCCAATCCTACCAACTTGACTGCTGGTCAGTCTGGTGTCATCGTTATTACGCAAGACGGCACAGGCTCACGCACTTTAGCTTACGGTTCTAACTTTAAATTCCCCGGCGGTACAGCTCCAACTCTGACAACGACTGCTAATGCGGTGGATGTCTTAGCCTACTATGTAGAATCTTCTAGTCGTATTACTGCTCGCCTTGTTGCGGATGTCAAATAATGCTTAATCAGAATCTACTCCTAACTGGAGATGACGGCTACAACTTAACTAATTCTTTAAGGTTTAGAGATAGTGCTTCTGCTTATTTAAATCGTACCCCAGCTAGTGCAAGTAATCGAAGAACTTGGACTTGGAGTGGATGGGTTAAACGAGGTACGCTTGGTGCAATAAATGATGGAATTTTTAGTGCTGGTACTTCTTTTGGAACAAATAACAACGACATTCAAACGATTACATTTAACAATGATTGTATTGTTTTAGTATCAGAAGTAGGTGGTAGCATTCAATACAATTTAGTTACATCACAAGTTTTTAGAGACCCATCTGCTTGGTATCATTTTGTTATTGCCTTTGATACAACACAAGCAACATCTTCAAATAGAGTTAAGTTATATGTTAACGGCTTACAAGTAACTGCTTTTTCAACTTCTACATATCCATCACAAAATTATGATGGTTGGATAAACTCAGCAAATCAACATCGTATTGCAAGTAGAGTTTCTCCAGATTTTGATGGCTATATGGCTGAAATTAACTTTATTGATGGTCAAGCCCTTACCCCCTCTTCATTTGGTTCTACAAACGCATTAACAGGTGTATGGCAACCAGCTAAATACACAGGGTCATACGGCACTAACGGATTCTATTTACCATTTACCGATAACTCTGCATTAACTACATCATCCAATGTGGGATTAGGCAAAGACTTCTCAGGCAACGGTAACTATTGGACTACCAACAATATTAGTATTACTGCTGGCACTACATACGACAGCATGACTGATGTACCTACATTGACCAATGCGACTACGGCTAATTATTGTGTAATGAATCCGTTAGCTAAAAATACATCGCTAACAATTCAACAGGGTAATTTATATTGCACTTCCGCATCAACTAATGTCGGAGCAAGCGCAACTATTGGTGTTTCGTCTGGAAAATGGTATTGGGAAATTACACATTTAGGTACTGGCGGTGGTCAGCCTATGTTTGGTATTGTTAAAACAGGCTGGGATTATGTTTATGTAGGTAATTTTGCTGGTGGTTATGCATATGATGGGGCTGGTCTAAAGTCAAATACTGGTTCTTTTACAGCTTATGGAGCAACATACACAGCCAATGATGTTTTGGCTGCTGCTTTAGATTTAGATGCTGGGACTTTAACTTTTTATAAAAATGGAGTATCGCAAGGGGTCGCTTTTACTGGATTGTCTGGAGAGTTTTTCCCCGCTTTATCGGTGCAAAACGGAACATTTGCCGCTAACTTCGGTCAAAGACCATTCTCTTACACCCCACCAACAGGCTTTGTAGCACTCAATACATTTAACTTACCAGAGCCAAGTATTAAGGCTGGTAATAAACAGATGGATGCTACTACTTATACTGGCAACGGAACTGCTGGTAGAGTAATTACAATGTCTAATATGAACAATGTTGGATTGGCATGGCTTAAATTAAGAAGCGGTGCGGATGACCACAGACTAGCAAATACGGTTACTGGCGGTAATAGACATTTAAAATCAAATGCTACTGATGTGGAAGCAACAGGTACTAATGTAATTCAAGCGTTTAGTGGCAACACATTTACTATTGGTTCTGATAGTTCAATAAACGGCAATGGCTCAACTTATGTAGGTTGGGTATGGGCTAACGATGGAACTTCAGGCTCAACAAATACTGCTGGCTCTATCAGCGCACAGGTAAGTGCTAATACTACTGCTGGGTTTAGTGTTGTTACTTATACAGGTACAGGTGCTAATGCAACAGTAGGTCATGGATTAGGTGTTGCACCAAGTATGATTATTGTTAAAAACAGAACAACAGAAACATCCGAAGTTTGGTTAGTTCGACACTCATCTCTAGTAGGAAATGATAAATACATAATTCTAAATAGAACTGATCCTGAAGGATCATTAACTAGTGCATGGAATAATACAGCACCAACATCATCTGTATTTAGTATTGGCACTTTAGCAGATGTAAATAGGTCAACTAATACTTATGTAGCCTACTGCTGGTCACAAATCGCTGGCTACTCTGCATTTGGTTCGTACACAGGCAACGGCTCGGCTGATGGTCCTTTTGTTTATACAGGATTTAGACCTAGATTTGTAATGATTAAGAGGTCGTCTTCTGCCGAAAGCTGGGTTATAGAAGATACAGCAAGAGACCCATATAATTTAACAGTTAATAAGCTATATGCAAATAGTAGTAGTGCAGAAGACGCTGGAAATACTTATGGAACAATGGATATTCTTTCTAATGGTTTTAAACTAAGAGCATCCCACCCAATTCAAAACGCTAGTGGTGGAACTTACATTTACATGGCTTTTTGTGAAAACCCCTTTAAAAACGCTTTAGCGAGGTAATTATGTTTATATTAAATGGAAGTAAATTAGCGCAAGGAACTGCGTTTACTGTAAATGGAATACAGTACCCTGCTAACTGGCTCAACTTAACTACATTGGCTGAGAAACTAGCTATCGGAATTACTGAGGTTGCTGACACAGTAAGGGCTGATGATAGATTCTATTGGAATGGTGACATTACTAACCCTAAAGCACTAGAAGATAAAGAAGAATCAGACGAGAATGGTAATCCACTCTATGTTCAAGTGCTAGGTACAGTAGACGGACAGCCAGCAATGGTAGATTCTACTAAGCGTTTAGTGACTAAAGGATTAAAGTCTAACTTTATCTCTCAAGTTAAAGAGACTGCTGGTTCTATCCTTGCTCAAACAGACTGGATGGTTATTCGTAAGGCAGAGCGCAATGTGGATATACCAGCATCCGTAGTTGCGTATCGTGCAGAGGTAGTTGCTAAAGCCGATGCTCTGGAAGCTGCTATTACTGCTGTTACTACTGTTGCGGAGTTAGCTGCGCTGAATTTATCTTTCCCATCTGAGGCTTAATATGTTTGTAATCGATTGGATACTAGCTAAGTTTAACTACCATAAATTTTATAAGGTAGATGTTGATGCGCTCTGGGCCGAGGTAGATAAGCAAGAGGCAAAGCCAGCAGCTCCTAAGAAACGACCAGCCCGCAAGGTAGCGGCTAAGAAACCAGCGGCTAAGAAAGTAGCCACAGCGAGAAAGAAAGTCTAATCATGTCTAACCTTACCGACAAAGAGATTGAGGATATTGTGGAAAAAGTAACCGAGAGGGTAATCGAAAAGGTATATACCTCGGTAGGTAAATCCATTGTCACCAAATTCTTTTGGATTGTAGGGGTAGCTGCGGTTGGCCTGGTAACTTACTTGGCTAGCATTGGCCACATCAAGGTGGGCTAATAATGTGGCAGACGACTTTGGATTTTTGGCTGGAGCAAAGGGTTTTAGCGAGGGCATAAGTAGTGGCAAGGCCGCTGGCAGGGAAATTTCTAAGGGCATTGAGAGCCTACAGAATGAGGCGCTTGAATCAGCTCAGGAGAAGGCTAGAGAGCGGCGCAGAGCACAGCGAGAGGCTGAGTTCAAGATACAAACTGCAACTATCAAAGCTCTACAGGAATATCAAAGACGCAAAGTAATCTCCGATGAGGAGGCCAAGCTGAAGATAGACTTTGTACGCAAGTACGGAGCCAAAGAGTGGGATCAAGTTTTAAGAATTAAGAATGAGATAGCTAGAGTGGAAGAAGAAAATACTAAGGCTTTCAAATCTGATTTGCATGAGCGTAGAGTAGCATTAGCATGGTGTTTCTTTGCTGCGTTCTGGGTTACTGTTTATCTTAAATACATAGGGGCTTTCTGATGTTTACTTTACTTACTACTCTCGTATCTTTTTTGGCTGGAGGCCTGCCAAAGCTGATGGATTTTTTTCAAGATAAATCAGACAAAAAGCATGAGCTTGAGCTGGCTAAGATGCAGACTGAGCGCGAGATGCAGATGCTCAAAGAGGGCTACATTGCACAAGCCAGGGTAGAAGAGATCCGCACAGAGCAGATCGCTATTCAGTCAGCAGAGAAGGAGCGCGAGGCGCTCTATGCCCACGACATCGCTATCGGCCAGGGCGCAGCGCAATGGGTAATTAACGCTCGCGCATTTACCCGCAGCTTTATTACTTACGGTCTGTTTATTCTCTTTGCTTTCGTAGAGATATTTGGATTTATGTATGCCTGGCGTACTGGCGTAGACTTTACTATCGCGCTTGATGCTTTATGGGATAACGAGACTCAAATTATTTGGGCTAGCGTTGTTTCCTTCTGGTTCGGAACTCAGGCGTTTAAATCAAAATGAGTCTGGAGCACCGCGTCATTGAGATGATTAAGCACCATGAGGGCGTGCGTACTAAACCGTACCAATGCCCTGCTTTAATCTGGACTGTAGGCGTGGGCCATGTAATTGACCAGTCGCATATCAGGGTAAAGCTAGAGGAGCGCAAGGCGCTGCCTATCCCTGCTGGCTGGGATCGAGTGCTATCAATGGGAGAAGTAGATGAGATGCTTGCTAAAGATTTGGGCAGCTTTGAAGCCGGGGTACGCAGACTATGTCCTGACGGGCTTACTCCTGGCCGCCTTGGTGCGATGACTAGCTTTGCTTTCAACGTAGGGCTAGGTAATCTACAGCGTTCTACGCTTAGGATGAAACACAACAGAGGTGATTACGAGGGTGCCGCCGAGGCCTTCTTGGATTGGACTAAGGCTGGCGGCAAGGTGTTAAAGGGATTGGTTACAAGGCGCAATGATGAGCGCGCCCTGTACCTTAGTTAGCCTCGATAGCTGCTTTACGTTTCTGCTTGTGGGCTGCCATGCCAGCCTGCTGCACCGCAGTCAGCATCTTCAAGACATCCGCGTTTAGCGTATTGAACTCGCCAATCTTTTGTATCTTGAGCTCTTTGGCTAGGCGCGAACGAGCTACCTTATCTGCCATCTCGTTATAGCGATCCATCCATGCCGTCATGCCTTCATGCAGCTCTGATGGTTTGCCGGGAATGTGCAGCTTGAATGTGCCAGGCGGCTGTATCTGATCGGATACAATCTCAACTGTTGTATTTTCGCCACACTCAGCAGCTGGTATATCCAAAGAAACTACCTCTGAAACTGACACAGATGGGATAGCATCAAGCGGGTTAGCGTGCTTGATCTGTGGGGCCTGTGGCGCTGCCGTATCGTCTGGGTAATCCTGAGCCTCCTCGACCGTGATTAAACCCTTCAAAACGTCTGGAAACGCGTCCCGTAAGGCAAAGCCACGGGCTCGCATCTGTAGCATCCGCTTAGGGTACTGAGTCCAAGGCCCTTGCTTATTCCACAGGCCAGCGCGCTTGGCATCCTCAACCGAGTACTTGCTGATTACCTCGGTACGATTCTTACGCTTGGCCACGCATACCGCGATTGGATTGCTGGTACCCTCGCCTTCAAAGTACTCTTTGACATCCTCACATACGGGTGAGTTCTGGACTAAGGCCATCGCTGCGTCACCGTATACGCTAGGCTTACCGTTGATGGTCGCGATATTCTGCAAGGCCTGTAGCGGGGCTAGGCCGAGCTCGTAACCCCATTGCACAGCGACCAGTACATCCTCTGGTTTATTTTGGTAGGCCTTGGGAACCATCGTGCTCTTACTTAGCATATTGCTGAAGTCGATAGCCTCTGTCATTGTCTGTGGGGCAAAGCCCTGGTGCTTAACTAAGTTGCTCATTTGTTACCTTTCAATAATTTTCTAGCTGCAATCTCGCGCTGGAGTATGTGCCAAAACGGCGATTTAATAATCTTCATAATTGCTTAATTGTTAAAGTGGATTGACGTATCGAGTACGCCTCTTTTGCTGGTGTTATCGTTGCTGGCTTGGCCTTGTAACTGCGGACTGGCCAGCTTATTTGATACTGCCCTGCTATGCCGTGAGTATGGTTCTGCATAATTCCCATAATCTCCGTCTGTATCTTGCTATTTTCCTCTTCTGCTTTTGTAATTTTTGCCTTGTTTTCCAAAAGTAATTTGGTCAACTCCTCGACATAATTATCTAAGACTACTGGCTCATCATCTGAGCCCGAGCTAAAAGTACGAGCTGCATCTTTGGGATTGATGGGTGGATAGTAATCAATCTCGCCTGTGTTTTTCCAGCGATCCAGCTTATCTTGAAACTCTTTGCAGGTCTTTTCGATCAGCTCTAGCGTGGCCGGGTGTTGTTTAAACAAGAATATACGCAGCTCTGTGCCTTGATACAGGGTAGCAATCGCGCCCCATGTGGCTTTGTATATCGCCATCTGTGCTTGCAGCTGTATAGGGCCTCTATACAGGGGCAGCACATCCTCCGCTGGCATTGAGGTTAGCTTGGCCTCAATGATGCCTGTACCACTCAGTACTATACTTTCGCTGCCGACCACGTAGATGCCCTTCTCAGGATCTGTAAACACCTCGTTTACATTTCCTGTGGCTGTGCCATCAAGAGAGCAGCATATAGGCCACTTATCGTGGAAGTAAGGGAATGGGTGCTCGATCTCCAACTGGCTGCATCCAAGCCTGTTAGCGGCCTCCATCAGAATGGTTGGCTCTAGCCTGTTGCCCCATGCCATAGCCTCGTTACCTATATCCGGCGGGGTAATGCCTTTTAGAAAATCAATGGATGACAGCAGCTCATCATTGGGTGATCTGTACTTGCTCATGCCGCAGACCGCAGGGATCCGGCTGGCTGAGAGCATATCGTTCGGGGTGACTTTACCTACCATTTTTTATACCTCTGTTTCTGTTTTATGGTCTAAGAGTGCTGCTAGGCTGGTTGCGTATACCGCAATGTCAGCCGTAAGGTTTGATGCGGCCTCGTAATCGCGGCTCTCTGCGGCTGCGTAAGCCTGCTTGAGTAGATTGCTGATGGCTAAAAAGTAGCTAGCGTAGTTCATTTTTTAGACTCCTTCATGGCCGCGACTCTGGGTGAGCTTTTGTAAATGTACCGTTTCCACTTGTGCGTTACATCATCTGGATCGCACTCATAGAAGTCAGTAATGCGCCAGCCGCTGCTGCGTAGCTTGTGGATGTAGTGAGCTAGCCGGGTGATGCCGTACTTCTCGATTACGTCCCAGCTCGTAATGCCCTTAGCCCGGCTGCGCTTTAGTTCTGATTTAACAATCTCAAATTGTGTGCTCATTTGTATTTCCTTTCGTTGCGGATAGATATGGTGCGATAGAACTCCCACTTCTTTTGGATCTCTTTGTCCTCAGACGGCGGTACAAAGCCATGCCGTTTAAGGGTGCGGCTTACGTCTGTCTTTGCTGCTGGTATGTATGTGATATCTGGGTTAAGAATATTCATTGCTGCTCCTTATGCTATTGATACGATTACTACGAACGCCAGTAAGGCCACGGTACCGATAACCTTATCCAGCAAAGAATCCTCAGACTTGTACAAGTCCTTGGGTGATTTGTTATGCTCATTAAATGACTGCATGGTTAACTCTCCTCATTAATTTAGCCACTTGGGCTGGGTGCCAAACATCATTACCTTTGGCGGTCTTGATACCGCGAGCGCGTAACCCTTGAGCTACGTCCCGCAAGTTCGTGCCTACCTGCTTGATTACATCCTGTAGGCTTGGCGCTACTAAAGTAGCAAAGGCATCAGCCTTGGCCACAATCGCGTCTGTACCGACCTTAGAGCCCTTCTCTGGGCATGGGCTACCTAAGACAGTACCGCGTGCTTTGGCGGCCTGTAGGGCTGATTTGGTGCGTTCTGATATCTTCTTAGCCTCCCACTCAGCAAAGACAGCAGCCATCTGTAGGAATGTACGGTCAGCCTCGGGCATATCAGCTGCCACAAACTGCACGCCAGACTCAAGCAGGCCTGAGATAAAGTGAACATTACGAGCCAGACGGTCTAGCTTGGCAATGACCAGGGTAGCCTTCTGCTTTTTAGCAAGGGCTAGAGCTGCTGCGAGCTGCACGCGATCCGACTTGCGGCCAGACTCGACCTCGGTAAACTCGGCAATAATCTCTTTGCCTGCTAGGAATGTTTGCACAGCTGCGCGCTGTGCCTCAAGGCCAAGGCCTGACTGGCCCTGGCGCTGTGTAGATACACGGTAGTAGGTTACGTACATGATTAGCCTTTGCAGTTGCCTGGGATCGTTGAGAAACGAGCGCCATGTTGAGCTCTGCCGTTGGCTGTGCCAGCGCAGCTGCAATGAATCATTAAATACTTGGTGTTGTCTGTGTAGTAAATCATCGATGCACGATGATTCTTTGTGCCGCTACGGCCGATGGTGATTGAGCCTACTACTTGTTCTTTAATTTCTCTGTTCATTGTTAACTCCTCTATCTGGGTGGTTAAAAGCGATATCGCTTAAGTAAGACTGTACCACAGTCAAAAAAATGCGGTCAATAGCTACGGGTAGTGAAAACAACACTATTTCGTAGGTGTTTACCCTATGAGTTAGGCTACGGGTAGTTTTCCTGTATGCTCAAAGATATCGGGTAGCTTGACACTATTCAGCTCAGTCCTATCTAGTCAGGCACGACTAAAAAGACCTGCTACCCGACCAACTAAAAGGATCGATATGTCAGAACTAAAGCCATTCCTGGTGCGTTTGCGGCCAGATGTGCGCGAGCTGCTGGTGCAGGCAGCACAAGAGCGCCATAAACCCATTGCAGCTGTCATTAATGATGAGCTGCGCGTTGCCCTTGGCAAGACAGGCAACCTCAACCAGCGCCTTACGCAGATGATCGGATGATTATTCTTACGCTGCCGTTCCCGCCATCAGTCAATACGTACTACAGACGCGGAGCCCATGCGACCTACATGAGCAAGCAGGGGCGCGAATACAAATGTAAGGTATCGGATTACATAGCGGAGTCAGGCACACCAAAGCTGGGAGCTGCTAGGCTTTCTTTAGAGATTGTTCTGTGGCCCAAAGACAAGCGTAAATACGATATCGATAATCGTTTAAAAGCATTGCTTGACTCACTCCAGAGTGCCGGGGTATTTGAGGACGATGAGCAGATCGATCAGATTAATGTTTATAGGGGCTCTGGCACCATCAGCGGCGGTCAGGCAAGAGTAATGATTGAGGTTATTGAATGAGTCATGAGAATGATGTGTACACAAAGGCCGTACAGGCTGACAGCTCGATTACAGGCAGGCGCTGGTGCTCTAATTGCCAATACGGCAAAGACTACAGGAATGGCTCATGGATCGTAAGCGCAAACAAAAGACAAAAGAGGTGGGTTTGCAAGGATTGCTGGGAGCGGAAACAGGCCAGGGAGGCCAGCAAGTAGATGACCGATTACGATGTCTCGCTTGTAATCAAGTTCACAGCTCATCCAGGCTACTTCATCTGCCGGATGGGAGGACAGTCGGAAACTACTCGGAAGAGTACCGCTTGTATGCTGAGGCTGCCGGAGTACTCAAGAGATTTAGAACTCGAAAGACCAGACAGCTGCACCTCTCGCGAGTGGCAGAAGTGCGTGGCTATGCTAGCTATGAGCAGCTGCGAAATGCCATGCTAGAGATATACGAAAGAGAAAAGAATGATTTGTCCAAATGAGCATTGCGATAGCGAAGATATCAAGGTAGCAGAGACACGTAAGCACGACCAGCGCAACTGGGTTTGCAGGCGCAGAGTGTGCAAAGAGTGTGAGTTCAGCTGGTGGAGTAATGAGATACCGTTATTTGAGTTGCCTATCAACTTGAAGTAATTGATAGTAATTATTTATACACAGATGACAGATATTCTGCTAGAAACTAACTACGGGGCCATAACCCAGCCCTCTGGAATGAAGTATCGTCAGACCAGGATAAACGCAGTCGAATCAGGGGGGATGACCATCGAAGAGATCGGGCCCAGCACTCTGAAGGAGAAGATCCTAGACACAGCGATAAACGATAGATACCTTGCGAAAGCAAAAAACGCTACAAGCATAGCGGGTGAGATTCTATGAAGTTTTTAAACGAGGAGGATAAACCCTCTTTCAATCTACCAAAAGCCCCAAAAGTAAAGCTAAAGCCTGCACCACCAGACCAGCGGCAGATAGCCGTGATGCCAATTAAGGCATTGACTGACAGGCGATTAAGTGGCGGCTGCGTCAGAGTCCTGGCATTGATATGCAGCTACTGCAACAGAGCTGGCATTACATGGGTTGGACAGCAACGCCTGGCCGCAGACCTACAAACCAATAGGCAGTACATATCGAACCAAGTCAGCGTGCTACGCAAGGCAGGGTACATCGAGACAGTAACGCCTGGCGGCAAAGGCAGCCACACAGCCACGACACGGGTTATATATAACAAAGCTATCGGACTCGATGATGCGATAGGGTTAGTCAATGAGGAGTCAAGAAGTCCAGCGATGATTACACAAGAGGAGAAGTTCATGGCAGAGATGCTCAGTAAGGGGTCTAAACGAGCCCGTAAGACGATTAAATTACCAGTCAAGGGTGAGGCCTTGGATGTGATTGAAAAGGCAAGGGGACAGGTTATAGTGGCGCATAACAACTGCGAGGCTATAGTCCAAGAGGTATATAGGAATGTGTTTTTAAAAGAAAAAGTAATAAATGATTTAGATTTGAAAGGATTTGAGTTGATAGCAATGTGTCAGATGACCGACCAACAGCTGCGGCGCGACCTTGAACTCTGGCTGCGGGCGCGCACATCACCGCCTGACAGCATCCTAGACCTAGCCAGGGCGCTGCTTGATGAGCAATGCAAGGGAGCATAAGGCTTGTATGCGATCCAAACGGTGGTATGCAGGGGCAACACAGGGGTGTATGCCTACAAGCAAAGGCACAAAGG